ATCGGCACCTCATTCTTCATCGCCTTTCGAGTGAAGCAGGTCAAGCTGACGGCGCTGCCGCATGATGCGGGAGCGCTCTTCCAGGTAGTAGACGACATGTATGACTATATCGAGGTGGGGCTGGGTCAAGGACAGTGCCGGAACGTATGCCTTGAGATGAGCCAAATCGTCAAACTGCGGTGCAAGACACAGTAACGGGCAGTAAATCACGGCTATTCACACTTTATTCACAATGAGGAGATATCATGAAGGACATCGGGCGGTTGATGAGAGAGAAACGGGAAGCGTGGGAGCTGGCGGAGGAGCGTTATCAGCAGCTGCTCGCTCTGGAAGCGACCGGCAACATCAAAAGCCCGCCTATGTCCGGCATGCCTTCCGGCGGAGGGGATGGAGATAAGACCTATAAGCTGCTGGACGACATCGAACGTGCCAGGCAGCGCGCCGTATCCCTTCGGAAGGAATACATGCTGGCAAGGAATGTGCTGCTCGCACGGCTTCGCAGAGAGTTCGAGGATCCGCGTGATTTCAAAATCATCTGGCAGTATGTCATAGAGGGCGAAAGCGTACAGAACGTCAGCCGATGGAACGAAACCACTCCAAATAACGTGTACAAACTCAAATCAAAGTACAAAAAAGTGCTTGAGGCAGAAAAATATTTGTGATATGATATACTCAGCGAAAGCTATAGAGAGCTGTCGATCTCACTATAGTTTTCCTCCTTATTACATCTCTTTGAGTTGTACCGGGAAAAGGATCGGAATGGATGAGCCGATCCTTTTTTCGTGCCTGTTTTTAGGAGAATGCAATGGAATACAGAATGAAAGCAGCGCCGAGAACGGTCGCACCAGATGGTGCGGCTGTTTTTTGTCGCTATGATGAGCTGGCTAAAGCCGGAGTGTCCTTATAGTGAGGAGGTGCCCCGGTGCGAAAGACAACTGAATTGGCGTGGGAACGCCAGCCCGGGGAGAGTGAAGAAGCCTACGAGGCGTTCACTGACTACTATAAGAATCCCAAGCGCAGCCAGAAGAAGACGGCGAAAGCCGTCGGGAAGTCGGAGGCGCTGATCTATCGATGGAGCGTCCGCTGGCATTGGAGCGAGCGAGCCCGGGAGTATGACAACGCCCTTGTTCGTGAAGAATACACGGCCACGCTGGATGAAATACGAAAGATGAACAAGGCGCAGGCCGCTATCGGGCTCCTGCTGCAGAAGAAAGGGCAGGAGGCATTGGAAAAGCTGAATCTGAAAAAGATGAGCGCGAAGGATCTCTTGCAATTCCTGATTCAGGGCACGACTATCGAGCGTCGGGCGCGCCTGTCGGATGTGTCTATTCAAAACAAGAAGAAGGCGCAGGAGGAGAGCAGTACTGAGTACGCGGATGACGGACTTTCTGCAGCACTGGAAACGGCCGCGAAGAAAGCGTGGAAGCAATGAGGACGATCATACAGCCTGTGATTCGGTTCGAGAAATTCTCCATGAAGCAGCTGAAGGCTTTCACCTGGTGGTGCAAGGAGTCACCCTATAGCGAGTACAACGGCATCATAGCTGACGGCTCTATCCGAGCGGGCAAGACGGTCGCTATGGCTATTAGCTATATCCTATGGGCGATGTCTACCTACGACCGGCAGAATTTCGCCATGTGCGGAAAGACGGTCGGCGCTTTCCGCCGGAACGTCTGGAACTGGTTGAAACCGGTGCTGCAGGCGCGGCACTACACGATCAGTGAATCACACTCCAGCAATACGATCATTTTAGACGATGGCCGTCGGGTAAACTATTTCTATATCTTCGGCGGTCGAGACGAATCCTCGCAGGATCTGATTCAGGGCATGACGCTTGCCGGTGTCTACTGCGATGAAGTCGCCCTGATGCCGGAGTCCTTTGTCAATCAGGCGACTGGCCGCTGCAGCATCCCGGGGGCGAAGATATGGTTCAACTGCAATCCTGAGAGCCCGATGCACTGGTTTCTGAAGAACTGGATCGAGAAGCAGGAAGAGAAGCGGATGCTGCACCTGCATTTCACCATGGAGGATAACCCATCGCTCACGCCTGACGTGCGGCATCGCTACGAGACACAGTACGGCAAGGGTGGAGTGTTCTACGAGCGCTTCATCCTTGGCCTGTGGGTGATGGCGCAGGGAGCCATCTACAAGGACGCATGGAGCGATGAGCTCTATATCGATAAAGAGAAGAGAGACTGGATCTATTTGAACCGGCACCGCTTCCGCAGGTATATAGCAATCGACTACGGCACTGTAAACCCGATGGTGTTCCTGGACATTTGGGATGACGGAGACACCTCCTACGTGCTTCGAGAGTATTACTGGAACAGCCGGGAGGATGGGAAGTATGAGAAAGACAACAGCCAGTACGGCGATGATCTCATGGCTTTCGTGGGGGATATTGATTACCCTCCTACTGCTGTCATTGTCGATCCGTCGGCCGAATCCTTCAAAATCGAGATGCGGAACCGTGGCCTACGTTCGAAGGCGACCGTCGACACCATCAATGCAGACAACAGCGTGCTCGAAGGCATTCGCGCCGTCAATAAGCTATTGACGCGCAGGAAGATCCGTTTCTACCGGCCGGACTGCCCCATGACCATACAGGAAATGACATCCTACTGCTGGGACGATAAAGCCATCCAGCAGAGTGGAAAGGAACGGCCGTTGAAGGTCAGGGACCACGCGCCGGATGCATTAAGGTATTACGTAAACACTATTATTCGTTCGAGGAGGCTTGCTCATGCGTAAGCAGCGGAAAAGAAGAATCACACCGGCCAAGCCGCAGGCCATCAAGGCGAGCGCGCGGGACGCATTCAGCAATGCGCTGGCGCGTCTGGGGACGCGGACGCCCATGAGC